CACCACAGATACCTGATACACCTGTTAGCCCCAATCCTCACATAGACCCTCCATTAGTTCCTGACGAAATTATTATCCCAGTACCAGATACAGAAGAAACATCTGGGCCTTGGTATGGGGGTGGTGGTGGTTGGTTTGTTAGGGCAAATGCTGCTTACAATGATGCGGGAGAACGCGTATATCATCCACTAGGTGGTTACTGGCAGTATGATGGGAATCATCCAAATATAAAAGCCGCAAATGAAGCGGCAAAAAATTGGGCTAATACAGGTGTATACAGAACACAACAATACACTTATGATGGAATTCCTTTAACTTTAGACCCTGAAGCAAATTCTGGTCAAGGAGCATATGTGCAACCAGAGGGTTCTTACAATGGTTATTCTAATTATGATGCGTATCTAGCAAATACAAAATGAAAACAGATAAACAAGATAAATTTATAGATCACTACTGTAAAACAGGTAATGCCACTCAAAGTGCTATAGCATCAGGATATTCCAAGGCTACCGCTAAACAGGCAGGTCATAGATTACGAGGTCAATTCAGACAGGAGATTGAGGAAAGAACCAAGAAAATGGTACAGGACATGGTTCCTATATCATTATCTGCTATTAAATCCCTTATAGAACAGGGCGACAGTGAGTCAGTTAGACTAGCCGCCGCAAAAGATATCCTTGATCGCTCTGGATTAAAGCCAGTAGATCGTGTAGAAACCACAAACATTGAACAAATGTCTGACGAGGAAATACAAAGGCGTATAGATGCCCTCACAAAACACTGAACTACTCCTACTTCTAGAAGCACAGAAACAAAGAGAGCGGTTTAATAAAATAAATTATTACGATCCGTATCCTTATCAGCAAGATTTTCACGCTACAGGGTTTAAGAATAACCAACGCTTATTAATGGCGGCTAACAGAATAGGTAAATCTTATTGTGGTGCGGCTGAAATGTCTTACCATCTTACAGGAATGTACCCTGATTGGTGGAAGGGTAGAAAATTTGACAAGCCTATTACCGCTTGGGCAGGTGGTGTCTCTAATGAAACCACTAGAGATATTGTACAAGCAGAACTATTGGGTTCCCCCGATGACCCTGAAGCCTTTGGCTCTGGCGCGATTCCCAAAGAAAATATAATAAAAACGGAACGCAAACCCGGAGTACCAAACGCCAAGTCCGTAGCATTAATACGGCACACCTCTGGGGAGAACTCTTCTTTACACTTTAAAGCCTATGAGATGGGTGTAGACAAGTGGCAGGGACGCTCTGTTGACGTTGTATGGCTAGACGAGGAGCCTAGTAGGGAACTCTACTCTCAGGCTGTCACACGAACTCTGGATAGAAAGGGCATGGTTTACATGACCTTTACCCCAGAACAGGGCATGACGGAAACTGTAGCGGCTTTTATGAATAGCATTCAAAAAGGTCAAAGCCTTACTAATGCTACTTGGGATGATGCTAGTGAACAAGTTAAGTCATTGAAAGGTAAATCAGGACACCTTGATGACAATGTAATGCAACAGATTCTTAGTGCATACAGCCCACATGAAAGGGAAATGCGTAGGTTTGGTAGGCCGTCTATTGGTTCAGGTCTTATTTTTCCTATACCAGAAGAAGACTTAATGATTGATCCTATAGAGATAGAGGATCATTGGCCTAGAATAGCCGCTATAGATTTTGGTTGGGATCACCCTACCGCAGTAGTATGGTGCGCTATAGATCAGGAAGAAGATACTTTTTATATATATGATTGCTATAGAGCAAGTAAAGCAAGTCCTTCAGCGCATTCAGAAGTAATTACACAGCGACCATATTTTATTCCAATAGCCTATCCTCACGATGGAAATAGAAGAGATAGCATGGGAAATCCCGGTCTTGCAGAGCAGTACAGAAATCATGGATGTAACTTTAGAATGGAACACTTTACTAACCCTCCCGGTTTAGGCCAAAACAAAGGTTCTAATTCAGTAGAAGAAGGGCTTATGGCTATGCTACAAAGCATGGAAGCAGGTAAGTTTAAAGTTTTTAATACACTACCACATTGGTTTGAAGAGTTTAGGATGTACCATAGAAAGGAAGGCAAGGTAGTAGCCATTCGTGATGACTTAATGTCAGCAACACGATACGCTTTCCAATCACAACGATACGCTGTTGCAGGAATTGACCCTGAGTGGAACAGTGATATAACCTATAGGAATTACGGAATTGTCTGATATAGAACAAGAATTAATGTCACGAATTCATCAAGAGATAAATGATTCTCTTGGGTACGATGGCGAAATTTCATTACAAAGAGAGGAGGCAATTAAGTATTATTATGCTCTTCCTTTTGGTAATGAGGTAGATGGTCGTAGTCAATACGTTGATTCTACGGTACAAGATACTATAGAGTGGATTAAACCTTCTTTAATGAGGGTGTTTGCATCTGGCGATGAAATGGTTAAGTTTACACCGCATGGCCCAGAAGATGTCGCTAACGCAGATCAGGCAACTGACTATGTTAATTATGTTTTTACTAAAGATAATCCCGGTTGGGAAATATTGTATTCATGGTTCCATGATGCACTTCTTCAAAAAAATGGTATTGTAAAAGTTTGGTGGGATGAATATCCAGAAGAAAAAAGAGAAGAATATAGAAATCTTGGAGACATGGAGTTCCAATATCTTATTTCTAATGATGAAGTAGAAGTATTAGAGCATACAGAATATGAACAAAATGGACTAATACACCATGATTTAGCAATCAAAAGGTCTAGTTATAACGGTAAAATAAAAATTGAAAACGTGCCGCCTGATGAATTTTTAATATCTAGGGAAGCAAAAAGTATCCAAGACGCAAGGTTTGTTTGCCATAGAGTAAAGAAAACTGTATCAGAACTTAGACAGATGTATCCTGATGATGATTTTGATGTTGGTGAACTAGGCTCAGGATATAACGAAGAAGTTTATAATGCAGAACGTCAAGCCAGATATGAGATAGATGACTCATTTGCTTGGGGTGATGGCATGAATGAGTCTAGCGAAGAAGCCCTAAGAGAATACTGGCTTCATGAATCATTTATAAAAACAGACTATGACGATGATGGAATTGCAGAACTAAGAAAAGTTTGCAGTGTAGGTGACTATATATTTTCTAACGAAGAAATTGACAAAGTTCCTTTTGTTTCAATTACTCCTTTAAAAATACCTCATAAGTTTTTTGGTTTGTCTGTTGCTGATCTTGTCATGGACTTACAGTTAATTAAGTCTACGCTTATGCGTAACTTGATGGACAACGCATATAACCAAAACTTTGGTAGGTATGCTGTAATGGAAGGCCAAGCAAATCTTGATGACCTTTTGACACAACGTCCGGGCGGTATTGTTAGAGTTAAATCACCCAATGCAGTTATGCCCTTGGCTACTCCTCCTTTACAGCCAGAATCATTTCAGATGCTTAGTTATCTTGATGAAGTAAGAGAAGCAAGAACTGGTGTAAATAAAAATACACAAGGCATAAACCCAGACGCTCTTACAAGTCACACAACAGCAACAGCAGTAAATGCAGTAATGACTAATGCTCAAAGCAGGGTTGAGTTAATTGCTCGTCAGTTTGCAGAAACAGGCGTTAAAGAACTTATGTACTGTATCTACGAACTTTTAGTTAAGTACCAAGATAAAGAAAGAGTTGTTATGCTAAGAAACGAGTGGGTTCCTATTAGGCCAGATATGTGGTCAGATAAAATGGATTGTACTGTATCTGTCGCTCTTGGTAATGGATCAAAGAATGAGCAAATGCAACATCTTTCTCAGATGTTACAGTTTGCTTCAGAATCAATGCGTGGTGGATTACCTATTGTAACCGTAGACAATATGTACAACTTAGGAGCCGCTTTAATCAAAGCAATGGGTTATCAAAATGTTGATGATTATTTAACCAAACCACCTCCTCAACAACCAGAGCAACAAAATCCTGAAGCCCAGATGAAAGCGCAACAAGATCAAATGGAAATGCAAATTAAACAAAAAGAGTTAGAAATAAAAGCCGCTGATGTACAAGTTAAAATGGCTAAGATTCAACAAGACGCGCAAGAGGCGGCAGTTGATGCTCAGTTAAAAGCGGCAGAACTTGCTCTTGAAAGAGATCAAGAAAGATCAGTATTAATAGGATAGTACAATGATTAAATTCCTAGACAGAGAAGATTTAATGAAATGGTATTACAATACTCATTCACCTGCACCACCGCAAGATGGGTCAAGTTTTTTGAATGACTATATTCCTCCTAATCCAAGTAACTACCCATCGAGCATGACATATCCTCCGATTACAGAATATGTTGATGAACGTAGTCTTATTCCAGATATTAGCAAACTCCCCGCAGGTGTTGTTCCTGATGCTGATCCGGGGCCATTCTACGGCATAGATGATCCTACTTATCTTGAAGAAACCGGAGGATTTGATATGAAAACAGCGGAAGGCTACGAAGCATATCTTGCAAGTTTATCACCAGTACCAGAAACGCCTCCATCAACTATAACTTATGACTCTTGGACAGGAGCGCCTATTGTAAAAGATGCAGATGGCGTTGGAGATGGTTCTAGTTTTGGATTAATAGATTCAGCATACATAGGATAATAATGACAGAAAAACAACGAGAGGAACAAGCAAAACGCCTCCTCAATGATCCGATGTTTAACGAAGCATTTGAACAATTAGCAGAACATATACATACCACTTGGATACAAACAAGTGTGAAAGATGTCGAAACTCGTGAGCAATCATGGCTTTCTTTACGGCTCCTTGAGCGGATACGCTTACATCTAACCAGTATCGTAGAATCTGGAGAGTTAGCGAGGAAGATTAAGGACATCCATATATAGGAGAATTTGTAATGGCGGATACCATTGACCCGCAAGCAGTAGAGCAAGGCAGTATAGCC